AAATGTTGGTTGTATCGGCATCTTCCGTATCTACAGAAACTAACTTTGGTGTTTTTGATAATCCCATATCAATTACGTGCATACCTGGATTTTTAACATCCGTAGAATATAATTGAAGATTCCAATACCCTTCTGTTGCTGAATTCATCATACTCAATAATGAATTGATACCAGAAGAAACTGTATCGGTAGAAGTAAACGCTTGTTTGATTGCACTAGTGTTAATCCATATACCTCTGGTTAAATACGAAGCGCCCGATTCAACCGATGGCCCTATTACATTTTCAAATGGATTTAATGCTTGTTCAAGTCTACGTTCTAGTGTAGAATCTCTAAATGCTTGACTTATTGCCGAACTTCCCGACGCAGCAGCATTTGTTAAACTTGCAAATATAACATCATCATCTGAGTTGATATATTGGGATTGTGCAATAGGATTACGGATAAGCATAACGCCTGGATTAATTGACCGTAAACTTGGATGATATCCGACTTGATTTGCAAACAATCCAGATTCCGCTAACGATCCAGTTACTTCTCTTGTGGGACGTAACAATGCTAATTGTGCCAATGCTTCTCTATTATCACCCAACATGCTTGCGATTCCAAGAACTCTATCATTGAGAATTTTTTCTACGAAAAATCTCCACGACACAAAATATTCATTCTCTCTAGTACCAGCATTAGTACTTGCAGCACCAGCAGTTCTTTGTTCACTTTGATCATTTTTTATCGGAACAATCTGGTCGGACCAAACACTATCAGGTCCGGTTTGTATATTTCTATAATACGATATTAACTTGGTAAAATGATTCGCCTTCCAGTTGTATACATCATTAAAATATTCTTGAATATCTATTACTTTACATGCTGATACTGGCGATGGGCAGGTAGATTGTACTGCGGTGTGTTTAGTAGGTACTTCAAATTGTTGAACAGAATGTATTGTTAAATCTATTTCAAATATATTATTCTTGTTATATTTTAGATTGAATTTTACTACATACCCGATAAAGATTTCGTAGTTTCCATAATTGTTGTAAACATATTGTTTAATAAAATCCTTTTGATGATCTTCGTCTTTGATAAGGGAAGTAAAATATTCTTTAATGTTTAATTTAATTTCACTATTATTCTTTTTATATCCTAACTCTCCTTTAACTGCTTTTTTCCAATCAAAAGGTGTAATTTTTATTTCATTTGGGCTAGATGAGGTACGACCCAATTCAAGAACCACTCTTGTAGCAGGACGTAAGAAATATCTAAGTAATGCATCTACTTGTCCAACGGAGTAGGCGACTATCTTTAAATCTGCTTTCATTAAGCCACCGCGAACGCCCATTGGGCCCGCAGTACTACGTTCTACATTTACTTGAGTGATGCCGGGAATTGGAATATTCTTTGCATCTTTTGATGCATTTGCAACAAGGATTGGTATTGTTCTGCTACCGTCTTGACTAATACCATATGCCACCGTACTTCTATTATTATCTCGCGTCAAGTAAATATCTTCAAACGACACATCGTTTAATCCGTGTATACCAAGCGAAGGGCAATAAGCTAATGTTTCACTATCAGGTAAATTATTCAATGCAGTACCATCTAATAATTGTTTTGGTACTTGCGACAACGATGTAAGCTTTACAAACGGCATATAAGTATTTGCCGTTTCCGATGATATTCTACGTCTGGTTAATTCATATTGAATTTTTGGATGAAATGATTCTAACGCTTCAATATATGGACTGATAGCAGCTCGGGACGGTGGTACTTGTTGTACTGGTCTAGTAGGTCTAGTAGAATTAGTTGAACTGTTATAAGATACATTTGCCACAGCCGTTAGGTAAGGCAACGGGTCTATAGCCGTATCTGTAATTTGAAGAATAGTTCCTTCTTCGCCTATTTCCTTATCCCCAACATCTGGATCTCTGTTAACTTTCTTAAGTATAAAATGTAAATGTGGACCGAATGTTCGTCCTGTCATTCCTACTCGACCAACTACTTGTTGAGCGATTACCTTAGATCCTACAGTAATATTAAATTCTTGTGGGGAACCTGCTTGCATATGACAAACAGATGTTGTAAATCGTGGTTTACGACCATAATTAGTCACACCTTCTACATCTACTTCATCGTGTAATAACACAATCCCAACACCGCATGTTGCATTATTTACTAATCTGAATACGGTACCATCCGCCACCGCATGTATTGGAGTACCGACCGGAGCAGCAATGTCCACTGCATTATGTGGTTCGATAGCATCATCTATTGTTCGTTTACCAAATCCACTGGTAATATTTAAGACACCACTAGGTGGATATACTGGTGCAGATTTAAAGCGTATTGCCATATTAAATATTCGGAATAAAAAGTCTGGTTCCGATAGGTACTGCCATACTACCGTTTGCTAAATTGTTCGCTTTGGCAAGTACCCACCAGTTTTCTGTAGTGTTGTAAAACTTATATGATAACGTGTCCAATCGGTCACCATCTTGCACAACATAATAGAATGGAATGTCCTCAGACGGAATTGACGTAGGCAACACCGTAGTATAATATGGAATCTTTTTTGTCGTATCCACTTGTGGTGGTGTAGTATATCGTTCCATTTAAGTTATCCTTAAGGAGTTTGGTTAAATCTTCTAATTTCTTCTAACTGATTTCTTGCATTTCTACGTTCTCTGATAATCTGTTCAGCATCTTCTGTAATCTTATAGAATGGACTATCGTGGAACTTACTACGCTTTTCAAGGATACTGAGTTGCATATTTACATTGATTGCAAATGGTACTTCTCTGTCAATATCAAATGTAATTGATTCATCTAAGAAATCATAGTCTAAAGATTCAATATAACACGGTTGGTTATCATATAATCCACCGATAGTAAATTTAAATAGTGGTGGAGTCATAAATCCATTCTGCACACCCTTTGGAAACGCCAAACCAGTAAGATAATTTACCTTAGTCCACATCCCGTCAAGTTCACCGTCAGAAAATGCCACAATATTAAATGATAAACTTAATCCACGTTTTGCCCCACCATATGTTACGAATCGTTCGGTACGACCCACATATCGTTGTTCAGTAAATTCTGGTTTAATTGATTCCTTTATACTTGATATTAATGCTCTAAAGTGTACAGGATTACTGTTTGCATCTGTTGCATCACGGAATGTAAACTTTACAATATCTGACTTTTCTTTTTGTGGTTTAGTAATATTTGCATAATTTAGTTTATCACCGACTAAGTTCCCTGCTGCATCAAAATTATTTTCGTTACTTTGAAACTCTGCTATATTATACGGATCCTTTAATGTGGTATAACCAACTACAGGATCTTTTCTTGCTTGAACAATTCCAGTATCAAATTGTGTTTCGGTTGGATTTTCTGCTTCGCTAAAATATTTACTCTTGAATCGTGATGTTCTATTGTTCTTCGTAAAACTATCCTTAAATTGTTGTGCTTTTTGTTCAAACGTAAAGTCTGATGCTGGGATAGGTACGTTTGGAACAGGAGGAACCGTATTTCTTAAATTTCTTGGTACAAGTCTATTTAGCGCAGATGTTGTGGATGCGACTAATCTGGTGGTCACTCTTGATGCAATTACATTTACAAGTGTGGCAGTTACATTTGTTCGTACAATTCCACGTTGACTTAATGGTTGGGCTGGAAATATACGAATTCCCTTTTCAAATGCTTTGTATTCTGGACGAGAGGTAGTGTAAAATTGAGGTAATGGAATAATAGAATTGGCAGCATTTTTTAATTGAGTTACCAAATAGTTTTTTGCCAAACTACCAATTGTAGGTAACAACCTACGTTGACCCGTAGTGAGTGCTTGTAATTCACCTATAGTGTTAAATCGACTCGCAACGGTATTAACGGTGGTCGTTTGTAATAATCCAGATGGTGAAGGTACTAATGTATTCGTTGGTATATTTCGTCTTATGTGTAAGAACGGAACAGCATTTAAAGCGGGAGATAGTGGATTGTATAATTTAGTATTGAGGAATGTATTTCCAGTTTGTAGTAATGCTTGTTTAGTAGTAAATAATACACCTTCTGGTGACGTTAAAAACTTACTGACTCGACGAGTATCTCGTAATACCGATACGGTTGGGACTGACCGATTGTCATTTTTAATACGACTATTACTTCCAAACACTCCATCGGTATCTGGCTTGACCACAATTAATTGGTCACTACTTGGCGAAAATCTCTTGTAGATGTCTTGGGATTTTTCTTCAAATAAATCTTTCAACGTTGCCATATGTTATCTCACTTCGTTGCGGGAGTACACACCAACCAATTGTAAGCGAGGAACCGTTTGCATATTACCACCGACATTAATTGTGGTAGTTGCATTTGACAACGCGGTAATTAAATTATCCACCTTTCTGACTAAATCTGAGTTATCTGCCCCAGCTCTAAGCGACCCCTTCGGGAACAGATTAGTACCAGCGATAATATCATCTGCATTATTGAGAGCGAATGCTCCTTTTGGGGTGACTAATGTACGACTACCATATCCAGCGGAATACATATCGTTTGCTGGTGTTGTTGCTAATCCACCAAAATATCCACCCAACGAACCACCTATACTTGCTCCAATCAGAGTACCGCCTGGAATAAATGACCCAGCTATACCACCTAATATAGACCCAATAACACTACCAGTTAAACTTCCGGTAGTCGTACCACCTGCAGCGGTGCCCAATGCAGTACCAACTCCCATACCGATAGCACCACCCGCTACTCCACCTAGTCCCTTAAGTAAAGTTGCTTGCATAGCACCAGATGCAGCTACTTTTATTAAAGCTGCGGCGGCTGCATACGCTGCAATAGCTAATCCTCCAAATGACCCCATTAAACCAGAAGATAATTTACTTGCTATACCACCAAGCTCTCCAAGAGTTTTTGTTGTTTTTCCTGTAGCGGTCGCTGCTTCTGTCATTTTTGCTTCTATAGCGTCTGCCGCACTAACTTGTTCACCACCGGACTTAATATAATCTTCAACAGAAATACCTAATTGTTTAAAGAGTGCACGGGTACTAGCACTTTGCATCAAGTTCGCAGGAACAGTAGCACGGACATATGCCATCAAGGCAGCTGGACCTTCAGTTTCTGCAACTCTTATTAAGTTACCAAAGTCTATTTGACCACCTAATTGATTAATTTGTGCAACGGTATCGATGGTTCCATCAAGATTTGTGACCAATCCTTCTTGTGCAGCTTGGATACTTGCAAGATTTACTCCAAGACGTTCCGCATTAACGGCTGCTTTCGCAAAACTATTTCCGTATAAAAGGAATGATAATTGATTCTTGTTATAAAGAGTCGATAATTGGCTAGCAGATAATCCAGCTCTTCCCGATGCTACACGAAGTGCATTAAATTGTTCTGTGGTGGAAATACCTAATTGAGTTAGTGTACGGAATGTTTCTGCGGTTGGTTCAAATTCTGCACCAAATCCTTCCTTCAAACTTCTAACAAACTCTACACTTCCCTTTGAACTTAATTGCATACCCGCTGCAGCACCAATAAACACATCACTGAATCCAGTTTGTGCTGCCTTTAGTTGTTCAACTGTAACTGCTAGATTTGCATTGAAGTTAGCTAACTGTGAAGCAACTGCTAGTCTATTTTGGATTTCAAGTTGGACACCACGGGTTGCGGTAGTGCCCACCGCAGTACCAAACTTGACACCTGCGTTTGCAATATTAAGAAGTTCTTTTCCTAATGAAAGAGATTTATCTTTTAAGTCTTTTAATGCTTGGGATGACTTTTTTGTTTCGTCAGTTTCTTTCTTCTTTTCTTTTGTCGATTCTTGGGTGGCAGCAGTATTTGATTTGATTGCTTCATTAGTTTCTTTTTGAGCAGTAATTAAATCTTTAGTAGTATCAACCAATAGGTTTAAATACTCTACTGCTAACTCTGCTAAAGATTTTAAATCGGAGAAATCTTCTGCCATACATTATCTCTTTGAAGGTTTACTTCGCGCTTGTGCCTGTTTAACTTGTTCTGCTTCTTTCTTTTTTACGTCTTCCAATTGTCTCAAATGGAAATTACGAAGATAGACCGGCATATTATAAACTTGGTCAAAATTAAATGCTCCATTACTATAATACGCCATTGTAAACAACGTTTTGTGAATATCGACTTTATGCTCGGATGTCAGGCCAAAAAAAGTTTGCCCCAAAGGGCATCCTCGCTTTAATTGCCGTATCACAGCTTGGACATACAACATTTAATTCAAAATTCACATCAGGTGAAACCTTTCTATATGCTTCTCGTAATGCACGAACATCACGAATAATCATTGCTTCTGCAAATTCCCGTACAGTCTTGCGGTCACGGTTTCCATTAAATGAAGTGACAATGTACTTTAATCGTGTAGTTGCTTCATTATCGACACCAGTACCAATCTTCTTTGTTGCGTTCACTTCATTCATAATTTCTTTTTCATCTGCTCTGGTCAATAACTTAAAGGTAACCTTGGTACCAGTTGGTAGGTCTATTTCATGTTCACCGTTGATTAATTCATCCGTAACATCAATCGTTGACAATCCAGATAAGTCAACTACGTGTTCGAATTTCTTTCCACAGTTTCCACATCCTAATTCAATTGGATAATCCTTACCGTAAGCTAAGATACGAGCCGCAACCATTACTGCATTTAAATCCCCAATCAATAAATCATCGGGTTTTACACCAGGTGTGACAATTAAACTTTCCATCAACTTATCAATAACCGTCCCTTTTTGGATAAGGTTGGTTGAGGTCAAGATATCTTCTTCCTTTGCGGTCATATACTTGACATCAACCTTTCCACTCCGTAACGGACTTCCCTCTGGATAGAACTTCCCACCACTGGGCAAGTCTATCGTTTCTGTCGGGAAATTGTACTCTGCCATAAATAACTCCTTAAACTGGTTAGTTTTATACCTTTATAAATATCAATCGTCTACGTTTTTGGTGGAAATATCTTCCCTATAAACCTGACTAATTTTGGACACAAATTCCTTAAAATACGATTTAGAACGTTCTGGTGTGACCAATGCTCCGTCCACCACCAAATCTGCGACCTTTTGTTTCTCTTTGAGGATATCCCGCATATATTCGTCAATCGTATCGGCACATAACATATAATAAACTTGGACCTGACTCTTTTGACCGATACGATGGGTACGGTCCTCTGCTTGTTCGTGGTTTGCGGGAACCCAATCACAATTCAAGAATACGACTGTATCTATTTGTTTCTGTAACCCGTCAATACCCATACCTGCCGCTAACAGACTGAACAGACCGACCTTGGCTTCCCCACTTGTCAAACGGTCAATAGACTTCTGACGTTCCTTACTATTCATTTCACCTGTCAGTATGGCCGATTTCTGCCCATAATGTTCTTCTAAGAACTTCAGTGGAGCAATATAATTACTGAAGATAAGAATGGGTTTATCGTTATCTAAGAATTCATCAACCATTTCTACCAATCGTGGCATCTTCTTTTCAATCAAGAACTCTTGGATTTTCGGCATATGACCAATGGTGGGCTTCTCTACCTTCCACCGACCAAAGACTTCTCGTAACATTTCTTTATATTGCTTCTGTTCGTCCTTCGTCAATTCCACGTACAAATCATTTCGTTGCTTCGCAGGAAGTTCCGTCAAGATTTGTTCTTTCTTACGGCGGATGACCAAATCTTTTGTACGGTCGTGGAGGTCTTGGAGATTACGAGGAGCCTCACCTTTCCATCCCCCGTACCTTTGGGTGAAATGGAAAAAGTTGTTGAAACGTTCTTTGTCGAGGAAGTTCAACAAAGCAAACGCTTCTATAGGACGAGACATCACTGGTGTGCCTGTGAGGAAGATACAGTACTTCGTTTTGATGCCTGGATATTTTCGTCGTTCCTTATATGACCCTAAGATACTCTTTGCTCTGATGGTTTGTCTGTTTTTGAGATAAGTTGCTTCGTCACATACCAATAGGTCGAACTCTTGCTTCCGTAAGTCACCAACTACCTTACCCACGGCGTCATAATGAACGATGTGGAATTGGTTCTTTAACTTCCCATCATAACTCTTACTATCCCAAATAGTAGAATCCTTACCAGTGAACTTTTTAATTTCACGTTGCCAGTTTACCACCACAGAGAGTGGGCAGACGATAATGGTCTTAAGATTCTTATGTTGTGCGAATCCAATAGCTTGAGCGGTCTTACCCAAACCAGGCGCATCCGCGATAAGACACCGACCATCGGCTCGTTCCACGAACTTGACCCCGACTTTCTGGTATGGGTAGAGTTGAAGTTGCATGCCATCAATTGAGAAGTCCACATCTTCCTTAACCCGAATCTCGTCTAAGTCCTCTCTACGGTCACGCAATTTACTCAACATATTGAGTACTTTGTCATCACATTTAATATTTTGCTCCCCAAAGACGTTGAAAGCTTTCGGAAGGTGAACCGCAGGAAATTCCCACCACTTCTCTTCTCCATTCCATTTACGTCCGTCCACTTCGTACTTGAACTTCGCCATTAAGTTAGGATTATACGGCATGACAACCACCGCAGTTTTACTATCCTTTAAGTGAATAGAAACTGCGGTATCTGTCGATACTTGTGGTGTGAATGTGGAAGTCGGATTGTTTGTCTTTGCAATCTTCAGGTGGGAAATATCCTCACCTTTGAGCGTCAATGTTGCCGCTTCTTTCCAGACTTCAGGTATCCCAACGGTTTGTGTCATCCATTGAAGGTATGACTGATTGTTGTAGTATACGTGAGCGAGTGAATAACCTTTAAACTTTCCGAATGTCAGTATTGCTTGTTCAGCTGACTGATGTATCATTT